ATAATTAGAGCTATGATGATTGGTCAATGGCATAGTACTACCATATATAGGATGAAAAAACTTTCCAGCTACATTATCATTAAACCAATTAATATAAGCGGTAGAAAAACTAAACGAGAATATATAGTTGGTTTTCCCAGGTCCGTGTTTGTTATCAACGTCTGCGTCGTGTGCTACAATACCTGGATTAGCTTCAGTTATTGGTAATGGTGGGATCAAAGATCCTGTAACACTGACTCCAGTATTATCTGCTAACTTTTCACTATCGGCAGCCATATCTAATGGCATTCCATTGGTTAATGCAACTGGGTATATTGGATTCCCAGATACATCAATTGATAATCCTTCTGCAATCTGTTTCCATTCACTATTCCCACCACCAGTATAATCTGTAAAATAAATCCATTGACCAAATTCAGAATTTTGAGATTGTTGTACAGTTGGAGTATATGTCGGCATAGGTTCTTGATAAAACTCTTTAGTAACTATTACAGTTGAAATTTCTCTTTCTGCAGTTATAAAAAACTTTGGAATATTAACAAATAGTTTATTTTCATTTAATTTTGCACTATCTACAAGAGATGTAAACAAATGTGAACTAAACATATTATCTTCTCTACCATAAATAATACTACTACCTTCACTTCCAACATAAGAAATATCTGAAGATTTATAATCTATTTTATCACCAATGTCAGATTTAAACTCATTAAATTGACCTTTATAATATGAATTATCTTTTAAAGAATCTTTTAATCGTACTTTTATTTCCGTTCTATTTGGAGATATTCCAGCTATTTCATATGTAAACCTATTTCGTATAAGTTGCTCTGATGATATATCTTGTCCTAGAGTTTCATTATCGTCATCTATAGGTGTTAATAAAGCAGTTTTAACTTGTACATTATTCTTATAAAGTTTTCCATCATTTGGCACAACCGGTCCAAAATATAATTCTGAATTTCTATCAATATAAACATTTTTATAACTCCCAGCTACAGATCTCAAATAATTATATTCTAATATAACATCGCCACCAGATAATCCTTTACCATTTATTTCTTCTGCTAAATTTACTGGATACGTTGTTCCAACTACACTCTTCATTGGAATTTTCTGTGATGTAACAAAACTATTTTGAATAGCATTACATAATATAAAATCCTTTTGTATTAAATCTTGTCCAATCTCCCCTCCCCCATCATCAACAGTCGTGCCAAATTTAAGATCTGGAACTTCTGTTGTTAGATTGACCCTACTTTTTTGATTACTTTTTAATAAAAAACTCATCTAATTTACCAACTTAGTATCCTGTATTTTTATTTGCGTTATCGTCTGTATTGTCGCCAAGTAAACCTGCTTCTTTTTGTTCTATTATTGCTTCCATATCTTCTCTTGTAACTATTTGATCAACCTGTAGAAATCTGGTATCAATAATATCCCGTACACGTATAGGATCTGCTAAATTTCTAGTATGTGGAGAAGATACTATCATATTACAAACTCCTCCATCAAACTCTATACCTTGTGAGTACTCTAAAGTATCAATATCTTGATACAGTATATATCTACCATTTGAGTTTGTAGGTGGTTCATTTATAATAGCAGGTTTGGTTAAACCTTCAATCTTTCTCTTTCTATTATAAAAATCTGTAAGAACTTTTTCTATTTTTCCTAAATACTTTACTGTAGCTTTGTTCATTATTCTACGAACGAACGCAGTATGTGAAGCTTCTTCTCTTGTATACGGCATTATCTGCTCACTTTAAATTTAAAATCGCCACCGTAATAATTTACTGTTTGACTAGCACCGCTCCCACTTATAACCTTATACTCTATTTGATAAAATCTTTCAGCCTGTAATCCATTTAACCAAATATTAAAATAATTACCTGAGCTATCGCTTGATAAATAAGAACCAGACCCATAAGGTACCATTACATCTTCTGTCAATGCATCTTTTATTTGATAATAACAAGAAGCACTTGGTAAATATTTAACAGTTACGTTATCAGAAACAGTTGAAGTTGAATATGTTTTAGTTGGATATCTTTCTCTACCAACAAGTCTAAATTTTACTTTTGAAGTTTCTTTATAATCAGGTCTTAATCCTTTCATATAAACTACTAAATCTTCTAAATCCGAGGAAACTAATGGATTTAAAGAACCAGTTGCCCAGATAGAATCGTTCCAAACGGCTTCTAACTTAGGTTGATAAATTGTATTTGTTTCTCTACTAAAAAATGCAAAATGTCCTAATTTTGTAGTATTTCCTTCTGCTGTATTTGAATCAGAATTACCTATACTTCCACTTCTTTTTATCATAAAACCTTCATTTGGAACTGTACCATCTAACCATTTCCATATAACATCAGTTACGTCCATTCGCATATCAGATGTTTCCCATTCAAAAGATTGAGAAGCCTCGTATCCACTTCCAGTATACCAAGTTCCACCTACATCATTACTACCACTTATCCATTGTGTAGTATCTGTTTGTCCATGTCTATATCTCCAACTAACACCTTCTGTATCTTTAGGGTCATCAAAAAATTTACCTTCACCCATTGTCCAAGATTGACTTACTGGATATCCTTTAAGAGATTGGCTAGTAGTTAAATTAGATGAATTAGCATCATAGAGATTTAAATAAAATTTTGGATCAGTAGATGACGATGGCATTAGTCCAGAATGTACTGATTCAGAAATATAAGTTAAATCAAATTTTATTAAAGCTCGTGATACATTTATTATACTAGCATTACTATTAGTGTCCTTTCTTATTTCTAATATCTCATCCAACCCAGTATTTTGTGATTGAGTTACTGTTCCCTCATATATTGTAGCGTCTGCTGAAGCATATTCAAAATAATGCATTATCGTACATCTCCTATTACTCGTCCAACTATATCTGTAGATGGATATTTAACTTCAAAAATAGAAGGATCTTTAGATGTATATATTATACCATTTTTCATAACCATTGGATCAGTTAAATCATATACATTTCCAGAATATCCTTTTGTAGTATCATACTTGTTTTCAAAAACAATATTGGTACCTAGTGGGTTGCCACCGGCTGGTTTCTCTACTCCAAGAACTCCTTCAACTTTCAATAAAACACCAAGTACTTCAGCAATAACAATTGGTTGATTAATTTGCCAACTATCAATATTAAAATACTTCTTTACCGTATTTACTGCTCTCAATAAAACTTCATTTTTATTATATCCCCGCTTTACTAAAATATCAAACTTTACCCCGATGTTTACAATATAAGCATTTTTTATATTATAAGCATCAGTTAACATTCTAAATCTACCTAAATACGTTTTTAAATTTTGTTTACTAACATCATTTAAGTTAGTTAATTTACGATTTTTATCATATCCAAGTAAATATATATTTAATCCAAACTGGTTATTTATAAATCTACTACTACCTGTAGAAGATATTTGTTCGTCTTGTACAACATAAGCTTTTGCTATATTACCATATCTCTCAGGTAAAGCATAAATTCTAGTAATTATATCATCTCTAGTCACCATTCTACTTTGTGCTTGAAAATAAGCAAGTGCATTTTGTTTTATCTCTTCAACAGATTCCGCATCCATTCCACCAGAAGCTGGTTCTTCATTAATTAAATTAAGTGAATTTTTAACTCTAGTTAACTTAGTACTATTTAAATTAGCAGTAAATGGTGATAAAACTTTACTAGAAAAAGAATTTATATCTCCAGACCTAACATTATGAGCAGACCCACCCCCATAAGCGTAAGTAATAGTTAAAGTTACATTTGAAGGTGCTTCTCCATAGGCTTTTGTATTTGTAAAATTGTTTGGATCAAATGCAATTCCCAATTTTGATGGACTACCTGGTAAATTTGAACCTACAGTATCTGGATTAGGAATTAATTCTTCATCTGGAGCTACTTGTGTTCCAGATCCAAATCGTACTTCAGTTTTGCTATCTGATCTTACATAAGTTCTAAATCTCTTAGAAGTTTTTAATCTCTTCATAATATATGGATTGGTTGCATCAAATGATACAAGTGAAGAATCATTTTCAGCTAAATTCTGAAATTCTGAAAAAATAGTATCTTGTGCTAAAAATGGAACTTCATACCAAGTATTTCCATCACTATCTGTCATAGAAATAATATCTGTTATATTTTCTTCTGCTAAAACAATTTTAGAATATTTTTGTGGTGAACCAAAAGTAAATGTTTCTTCTTTAGTAAACCCGCTTACAGCTTTTACTTTCTTATGTACTCTAAAATATTTATTAGGGGACACCACTGATGTTTCTATTACAGTATCTCCCTGATCTACTTTAAAATTACAATCTGATAATAATCTAAATTCTACTCCCTGCGCTGGAGATGTTACCCTAGTTGATTCTTTTATATTTGTTGCGTAATCATAATCTGGTAGTGAATCATCATCTGTTCTGGCTGGAAGTTCTTGTGAAAATTTAATTTCTGTTAATGATGGTGATATCAACCTTGGCGTATATCCCATAAATTGTGCAATATTATATATCTGATTTTTTTCTTCTGCATATGGTAATAGAGATTCTTTAAATGCTGCATCAGTATAATAACCCATAACATCCCCAACATATGCTACTGATTCTAAAAACATCATACCAGGTGATGCTTCATTAAAATCTTTATATACAGATGGAAAATATGTTTTAGCAAACTCCATTAAATTTTCACGTAAACTAGCAAAATCTCTACCAGTATAATTTATATCTTTATTATAATTAGGCATATATCATTTCTCCATTTATTAACTATAAGTTACTATAGCACTATTAGATTCAGTAGGATCTGTTTTTAAGCTATAAGTTACTTTAATATTTAATCTATTTGCAGCTGTATTTATTTCAGACTCTATATCAACAATGTTTAAATATGGAAGCCATTTAGATACCGCTTCATTTATAGCTTCATCAGCTTTTACCATTATATCATCCTCTAACTGTTCAAAATTTAAATTAGCTAATTCACAACCAAAATCCGGATGACCAAATCTTTCTCCAAATTTAGTTAAAAGTAAATTTTTAATATTATACTCTGCTTGTTCTAACGTTGTAGAAGTTTTATCCCAAAATCCAGTTTTACCAAATTGTATTGGTAATTTAATTCCTATAGAAATATCTGGGTCATTATCATATTCTTTATTGGACGCCATTACTATCCTTCTTATCTAATGCTTTCATTAAACCACTATAATCTCTTGTTAAAGCTTTCATTACAGGTTCAGGAACTTTATCAACTGATACTCCTGCTGCTTTAGCTGTCATAGCGGCTCCTAATTCTCTTTTAAATTCACCTCTATTTTCAAATTCCCCACTATTCATTGCTACCTCTGTTACTTTACTAGAATCAAATACTTCTCCACCCATCATTGGATAAGATTCAGTTCCCTCTCCTTGTGGTATTCCACCTTTAGTTTCATTCAAAACCTTATTTAAAGTTTTATTTTTTGTATATTTTACTTCTTCTTTCTTACCAACTTTATATTTTTTTCTAATTGGTTCTTTAAATTCTTTTTCAGTTAATGGTTTTGAAACTAATTCGGAAAGTTGAGATGAGTTGTTATCGTTAATAAATATCTCATTCATTTGTTTTTTAACTTCCTTACGAACTGCTCGTTCTATTATTTTCTTTAGTTCACCTTTTTTCATAATTTACTCCATTTATTTAATAACTAGCATCTATATTACTTGAGTTCCATATCTATTTATAATAACTATTACCTCCATAGTTTCATGTCGTCCATCTATTGTAGTAACCTGCTGAACATCTACAAATACCTCATATCCAGCCAACTCACTAGTCCCTACTGCAAAATTTTCTTCAATAGTTCTTTCTTCTACTACTTCTCCACCACTCCTAATAGTAAGTGATTCCTGTTTATCTACCAATATACTCTTCATATAGATTTGATCAAAAGCTAATGAAATGGTAGCACCAACAGAACTATCTAATAAATCTTTCTGACGTCTTGTTATCGTTGTATTATATTCGTTTTGAGTTATTCTTCCTGACCTTATACTTCCTCCTCCAGGAACTTGAAGATCTTGTGGACTAGTATTTGATAAAGACAGCAACACACTTTCCCATGCATCATACTCTGATCTATAATCTACTATATTCCCCTTCAATTCATCCATTCCATTCAAATCTGTTCTATTTAAAGCACCCAACCTTTCCGCTTCTTCCGTACCAAATCCAGCATTATTTATTTGTACCATTCTGTCGTTAACTTTTTTATTTAATCCCCACCAACTACTTCTATCTCTAATCCATTTTCGTACTATATCATTTAACTCAATTTCTGCATCAACTCTTTGATTTAAAGCCCAATCTTCCGTTTCTCTCGAATTATGGTTGTGTAGAGGAGCACCATGTAATTGTGCATGCTCTAAAACTAATTTATATTTTTCTGGGTCTTTATGTATCCAATC